GAGAAACTCTTATCAATTTGTTAAACAATTGCTGATCAATAATATCCATCTCTAACATAGCGATAAGATTAACTAAATTCTTTACTCTTGATTTAGTACCAATTGGAGATACCGGCTTACCTGTTGTGTCTAAACCTGCTCCTTTTTCTCCATACTTGCTTACTATATTAGCTAAGTTACTACCCTTAACCATACTTTTGAAGTCTTTTTCTTCTAAAAACTCTACCCGGTTGAATAAATCATCAAAGGAGTTATAATTGTCGTAAATATTAAAGGAACTCATATAATATATTTATACCTATGAAGCTTAATTATAAAGATTTTAATCAGATGAATAAGAGAGAATTGTGTAAAATACCCGGGGTTGGTAGAACCACAGCTTCGCGAATTTTGGGATTTAGACCTTTTAGAAGTAATGACGATTTATTTAAAGTAAGAGGTTTAGGCAGAAAAACTCTTAAGAATTTGGGTATTGAAAAGACTAAAAAAAAGAAGAAAAAATGGTACACTATTGATGGAGTCGATTACCCTGATAATTGTTTGGCTAAAGATAAGCGTTATGGTACTATTGACTTCTTTTGGCGTATTGCTAAAGAGCATAGAGAAAGTATTAGTGAGCCATCTGCTTGGGNTTTAAGAAATCGAAAAATTAGTGAACGAATTAGAGCAGAAGGACCTGACGGCCTTATGAGTAGGTATGTAGANAATTCTTATATGTGGGAGCCTGGGTTTAAGTTCGATTGGGAAGATTGATTATCGTATAAAATATAATAATATATATTATGTGCGCTATTTTTGGTTCTTTTAATACTTCTATGTTTGAAGTATTGTATGCAGCAAATAAACAAAGAGGCAATTTTGCTAGTAGTATAATTAGTCTGTCTGAAGATGATCAGTTTATAAAGAAGAAAAAGGGCGATATAGATTTTGATAAGTATACTCATCAACCTAAAACAAATTACTACTTAGGTCATGTACAAGCTCCTACCTCTTCAATGAGAGCTTACAGTTATGATACATCTCATCCCTTTGAGTCAATATCGTGGCTCGTGTCTCATAATGGTGTTTTAACAAATCATAAAAAATTAAACTCTCTTTACAGTCTGAAGACTAGAGTAGATACCGAAACGATAGTAAACGTATTAGAGTATCTTACACATAAAGAACACAAGAAAGGTAAAGTTATAGTTAATCCCGCAAAAATAATTAAAAAGACGTTAGAAAAGTTATCCGGTACTTTTGCTTTAAGTATTGTTTTTTGTGATACTAATGAAGTATTTCTAGCTAGATCTGGCTCGTTGTTACATTATAACAATAATGGTGATTATTCTACATTAACTGGAGAAGGTCTTAAAGAATTACCAGAAGGTGTATTAGTAAAGCTTAATAATAAAACTCATAGATGGAATAAAGTAAGTGAGTTTAAACATGATTCACCTTTTTCGTTTATATGATTGAAAATATGATATTTTCGGCTACTGCTGGAANAGATATAGATACTTTACTTTGGAAAACTTCAGAGAATTCATCTGTAATTTTTAAACAAAACAATACTAACTCTTTACAGAAGGTTTATAATAAAGCAATAGATTTTGCTATTCAAGAAAATGTACAAAATTTAATTTTAGTGCATGATGATGTAATATTAGAAAACCTTACTGATGAAAGATTAGAAAAATTATTTAAAAAGTATGATGTAGTTGGTTGTGCTGGTACAACTGAAGTAAATTTATCACCACCAGCGCTTTGGCACTTAATGGGAGGAGGGTTAAGGTCAAAAAATTTACATGGAGCTGTTGCCCATGGTAATGAAAAGGAAAAGAACATGACATCATTTGGTTCTTACCCTCATAGAGTAGTAATAATTGATGGTGTCTTTATGGCTATTAAAAGACAGGTATTTCAAAAGATTAAATTTGATGAATCATGCCCTTCAAAATGGCATTTTTATGATTTAGATTATTCGATGCAATGCCATAAAGCAGGTTTTAAGGTAGGTGTTGGTGATATTATAGTAACACATAACTCCCCTGGTTTAACTTCATTTACTGAAGAGTTTAATAAAGGTCAGGAGTGGTTTTTAAACAAGTGGAAAAGCAAATAAAATATAATATCATTATATCGTGAGTAAATTGGACTTAGATTATTTCGAAAATGTTCTTATCTATAAGTCCCTTACTGATGGAACTTATCTTGCATCTGTTGCTGATTTTGTAAAGCCTGAATTTTTTAAGAATAAGTCTATTGCAAGTATATTCGCTATTATTAAAGAGTTTTCTGAGAAGCGCAATAAACTACCTACAACAACAGAGATAAAATCTCACTTAGTAACTGACGAACAAAAAGAATCCTTTAAAGAGTTAGTAGTATCGTTTAATGATATTGATAAAGATTTAGATAAAGACGAATTGTATGATAATACAGAACAGTTTTTAAAAGAGAAAGCCGTTTATCATACTATGCTTAATGTAGCTGAGGATGTATCGAGTGGTAAAGTTGATACGTCTGTTGTATTAGATAAATTTGAAAAGTCTTGTAATATAAATTTAGTAACCGATTTAGGGTTAGATCTTTATAGTGACATTGACCTACTTATTGATGATATTAATTCTGTAGAACGACATGTACCTAGTACATGGGATTGGCTTGATGAAACTTTAGGTGGAGGCTTCCTCGAAGCTGGTAAATCTTTATATGTATTTGCAGGTGAAACTAATATTGGTAAGTCTATCTTCTTAGGTAACATTGCTACTAATATAGCTCAGCAAGGAAAAAATGTATTATTAGTAACTCTTGAAATGTCTGAGTTATTATATGCACGTAGGATATGTACTAATGTAACTAAAATACCTATGAAAGAATTAAACAGTAACACTCCTTCTATTAAGCAGGCAATTAAGAGTGAAGAAGGTAAGATCTTCATTAAAGAGTTTCCTCCTTCAACTATTACCCCGAGTCAGTTAAAAGGATTTGTTAAAAAATTTCAAGATAAGGGTATAAAGTTAGATGCTATAGTTTTAGATTATCTCAACTTGATGCATTCTACAATGGGAAATAATTCGTATGAACGTATCAAGCATGTTACTGAGCAAGTTCGTGCTATGAGTTATATCTTTGAATGCCCTATTATATCAGCTACTCAGTTAAATAGATCTGGTTTTGATACTGATAATCCTGACTTGGCTACTATATCAGAGTCTATTGGACTAGCTGCTACTGCTGATGTTATTGTATCGATTTATCAGAATGAAGAAGATAGAGAACTTGGTATTATTAGACTTGGTATGATGAAGAATCGTTATGGTCCACGTGGTACTACTCAAGCTATGCGAATAGATTATAGTACTTTATCTATTGAAGAAGCTGATGATATAGAATTTGAAGATGATGGTAATGAAACTCTCAGTGCATTAGTAGGACTTGCACAATAAGGAACTTTTTGTAAATATAAACAGTGAATATCCAAGTATGGACTGATACTGATTTACATGGAGCAGGTGGGACTCTTGTATTGCAGTGGTTATATAAAGACAGTAAAACGTTTAATATAAACGATGTTACTGAGTCTACATTTACTGGGCGATTTAAAGGAGCTATACAAACGTTAGATCATTATGATAGAGTTTTTATTGTTGATCTAGATCTTAATAAGGAACAAATTAAACTTGCTGATAGAGAAAATGTAGTTATTATTGATACCCATAAAAATCATAACGAAAATAAACACTTATATAAAAAATCAAAAGTTATTATCGATGATAGCTTTTTTTCTTGTGTAGATTTAATTTGTGATAGATTTAAAAGTCATATTAGCTTAACTAAAGAGCAAGAAAAATTAATAGAAATTATAAGTCAGTATGATTGGTATAAATCTAATAATGATGCATTAAAACTAAATGCTATTTATTATAATTTAAATTCTCCTAAAACAGAAAACTTTATTAGTAACTTTTATAACGGGTTATCTGATTTTACTATACAGCAAAAAAATTCAATAAAGTTATTTTTTAAAAAATTTAAAGATCAAATTAATAGTAATAATGTCTTTAAAGGTAAAATAAAAGATTACAACGTTGTAGCTTCGTTTGGTGATTATGCTGTAGGTGAATTAGCTCATTTTCTTCTTAGTAAGTATAAAGCTGATATTAGTATAATTGTTAACACAAAAGCTAAAACAGTATCATTTAGAAGAAATAAAGATTGTAATATAGATGTAAGTTTATTAGCTAAAAAACTATGTGACGGAGGTGGTCACTCTACTGCGGCTGGAGGTAAGTTAACAAAGCAATTTGCAATTTTAACCAAACAATTTACCCAATGTTAAAAATAAATATTAATCAAGCACCTTCAAGCACACTAATAAAGGAAGAAACAGAACATTTACTTTTATGTTTTTGTACCTTTTGTTCACAGTTAAAAGGTAAAAAGCTATCATTACAAAATATCTTTATATTAGTATTACAAGAGGAAAAAATAAGAAATATTCTTAAGGAACTTTTAACCATTGAAACTAACTATGATGTAGTTAAACTATTTATAGACTTTGAGCCTTCGATTACTAAATCAAAATACATTACAAAGTTCCTTAATTCACATTCAGATATAGATTTATGATTACCGAAAAAGAGAAGTCAATATATAACAGCTACTTATATGCTTCTCGAAAGGCTAAAAACAAGCCAGTTAGACTTAGACAAAATTTCGATAACTTAGAGAGTAAAGACGAGGTAGCACTTAAAAAGCTTAATTTACTCTTATCAAAATACAGCCATATTAACTATAGTGATTTTTTTATAGCTCCATATATGGTATATGGCTCTGATAATTATTTTGATTTGTCATTTTTTAATACACGTAAGGCAATCAAATGCTATTCTATACATTGTAAGAATAAACAAGTTCAAGATCCTGATAGTGAAGATAGTGTTAATACTTTAAAAGAATGTTTAAAATTTATTTGTTGTTATTGTGAAGAGGAAAAAATAACATTAGCACAATATAAAAATCACTCTAATGTTGATACACCTAATTCAATTCCAATAATCTTTACTCACCTTAAAAATCATAAGATTAATTTTTATCTATTGCATGCACTTAGTGTAGATACNGTTATAAGAGAATGTACAGGAACTTTAACTTGGATTATTCCCGAATTTTANGACCTGTATGCGCAGACAAGATCTAAGTTCCTAAGTTCCAAAGCTTTAAAACAGAAAGCTAAAAAAGGGCTAAAAATAATAGAACAAAAGCTCTTGAAGTTTGACGCGCCGGTGGTATAATTATCGCATGAGTACTTTTACTAGTTCAATGTTCCAATCAATTAAAGATGCACTAGCTACTTCTGATAGTAAGGGGTCAGCTAAATTTAACGAAATTATGCCGACTAAGTCGGGTAATACTTACACGGTAAGACTTTTACCTTTTGCTAAAGATCCGAGTAAGACTTTCTTCCATTATTATAATCATGGATGGACGTCTTTCGCTACTGGTCAATACGTTCAAACACTTAGCCCTCAAACGTTTGGTGAACGAGATCCTATTGCTGAAGAGCGTTTTAAGACTCTTCGTACTGGTAGCGANGAAGAAAAAGAAAAGATGAGTACTGTTCGGCGTCTTGAAAAGTGGTTAGTTAACGTTTACGTTATTGATGACCCAACTAATCCGGATAATAATGGTAATGTAAAAATTCTTCGTTATGGTAAGCAGCTTCATAAAATTATTACTGAAGCTATCGAAGGTGAAGATGCTGAAGAGTTTGGTGCTCGTATCTTTGATCTTGGATCTGAAGGTGTTAACTTTAAAATTAAAGTAGAGCAGCAAGGCGACTATCCTACTTATGTATCTTCTAGATTTACTCCTGCAGGAAAGGTTGATCTTTCTGAAGATGAGCAGAAAGGTATATATGAAGGTGCTCATGATCTTACAGAAGTCTTTACTCTTAAATCTTATGATGAGCTAAAAGATATGTTTAATGAGCATTATTATTGCAGGGCTGATGAACCTGCCCCTGCTCCTACTACTTCAGCTCCAGTTCCTAGTGGGACGCCTACTGAGCCAGAACCAGCTGTAGTATCTAATGATACTGTTGAAGAAGATATTGACGAATTATTGAAAGATCTTTAATATGGAAAATCAAGGAATGACCCCTGAGGAAAAAGCAGCTGTTATGCAGTTTATGGGTACAACATATGGCCAAGCCCATCAACAAGATAAAATGCTTGTTGGTGGATCTTCTAATCTAAAGCCTAAATCGCAGGAAATAAAACAGGTGTTTGAGCAAACAGCTCATATGCCTACAATTAGTAGACATCCTCAACAACAACCCCAGNCCCCAGCTAATTTAGGTGACCCTCCTCAAGACGGGCAGCNCTCTGCTGCATTAGTTAATACTGTGACACCTGAACAAGCAGCTCAAGAAATTGCAGCTCAACGCGCTATCAGAACAGAACAACCCCCGGTAGTTGAAGAAGTTGATTCTAATCAAGTAGAGTTTGATTTTTCTGAGCCTACTAAGATTGATCGGCTTATAGATCTAATTAAAGATCAAAATTTGATTCTTAAAGATATTAGGTTAAAATTAAGTGATGGTAAGAACGCTAAAAGTAAAAAGTAAAAGCGAGTATCTAAAATATCTAGATACTATTTCTAAGATTAACGATACGGGTGTTATCTTTGATGTTAAAGATGATAAGCTAGTTAGTTTGGTATCTANTTTAGATAGTACGTTAATCTTACATAGTGAGTATAAATCTAATTTTCAGTTTAATACTACTCTCAATATACCTGATGTTAAAAAACTTAGACATGTTTTAGATACCATTGAAGAGGAGAATATCAATATAGAGGTTAATAGTAATAATTTGCAATATAGCGGTAATGGTGTAAAGTTTAAGTATCACCTTTACGAAGAAGGATTTATTACAAAACCTAATATTAATATTGATAAAATTAATAAGTTTAAATTTGACATTAACTTTGGCTTAAATAAAGCAACTATTCAAAGATTATTTAAAGGAAGTACTTTCGCTAGCGAAACTAATAAAATTTATTTTTATACTGAAGATAAAAATTTAATGGCAGAGTTAACTGATCGAGCAAGACATAATACTGATAACTTTACTTTAAGTTTAGGTAGAGTAGATTTTGAACTAGAGCCCATAGCGGTTAATCTAGATAATATTAGATTAATTTCATTGTTAAATGATGATATTAGAGTTAAGATTAATACTGAATATGGTGTTGTTGTATTTGATATTGAAGAAACTAATATTAAATTAAGGTATATAATTTCAGCTCTTACACAATAATGATAACAATGAATCAAAAAAAGAATAAGTTAAAAACTCCAGGTTATTTTATCAAGAGACTTAAGGATAACGATTTTGTTACTTTAAGAATTTTCAATAAATATAGTGAAAGTGATCCTCGTAAATGGACTGTATTAATAGACCCATCAGGTTCATCTGTATATGTTACATGTTTTGAAAATACCCCATTTAAGGGTGAATATTTATTTCAATTTAACGACGGTAATCAAATGTTTAAAGGTAATCTTAGTTTAAAAACTGACTCTATTGAAGTAGTAGTTCAAAGGTTACTCAAGAGCGGAGTAAGGCAAAGGTCTGATAGTGATTTTTTGAATAAATAACCTTATGGATAATGAAGATGATCTAAACTCTAGAGATGATGATGAGCTTAGAGAATTAGTAGAGCGCGCTTTAAAGGATAGTATTAAAGAGAAAAAATCTTTTAAAAGACGTCAAGATTTAGCTAATCGCCTTTCTACTATTTTATGTGAATACTTAGATAGCTATATCTTATTAGGTTATGATTTTAATGGTAAACACTTAGACATAAAAGCAGCAAGTACCCCGCAACAAAAAGAAGCCCTTAATTCATTTTTAATGAAATATTTTGCCACTGAAATACAATCTATAAAAGGTATAAATCCAGATTCTGATGAATTACTCTAAAAAGCAAATTTATGCTGTTGAAACAGGAGACTATGTAGGTCAAATGTTTGTAGTTGTAGAAATAGATAATGACACTATAGGCTGTCTATCTCTCCCGGAAATGAAAAATATTATGGTACCGAAAGAATCATTTGATTCCGGAAGGAACAATAATATAATTAAATTAGTAGAAGAACTACCTAAAAATGTTTATAGTGTAGTAGAAGCTCAGTATAATAATAATGAAAACTCTGATAGTAGACGGCAACAACTTAATACACCGAACGTATTATACAGCAAAGAATCAGTCGAAAAAGACTGATAATCATTCAGACGATCAAGTCGATAACCTACACATATACTTTACGCTTAACGCTGTTAGCTCCTACGTGAGGCAGTTTGTTCCAGATAACACTATATTTGTATGGGATGAAAAACCAGTTTATCAGAAAAATATTCGTAAGGATATGCTGGAGAGTTATAAAGGTAATAGATCTAAAGATAGTAGCCCGCATCGAAATAATGAGATTATAAAATCAATACTCAAGTCTATGGGTATTAACTCTATATTTCCAAGTCGATTAGAAGCTGATGATGTAGTAGCTTATATATGTAGAGAAATGGAAGGTTCAAAAGTTATCATTTCCGTGGATAGAGACTTTTTGCAGCTAATTAGTGAAGATTGTATGTTGTATGATCCTATTAGAAAAAAATATTTTGAACATCATACATTTGAAGAAATTACAGGGTATAAAGATGTTGATCAATGGTTTACTGCAAAATGTCTAACTGGAGATAAGTC